CCATTGCTTCAAACTCTGCCTCTTCCATATCTCGTAGGTCACCGATAGCACCTTCGGCTTCAGCCTGTGCCATCATCATACCGGGGTCCATTGAATCCATCCCCAGAATCTGGATTTCCATTTCTCTTGCCATTGTAATCTCCTTATGATTGTTTTAGCATTTCGTGAGCGGGGAAGGTTTCTGTCACAGCCTTTATCTTGTCCCCATTGTTCTTCTCAAGATTGGCTTTGTAAGTTTCGTTTATCTTTGCTTGCTCTCTCTCAGCATTGTGCATCTTCTGTCTATGGTCATCAATAAAGTGCTTACCTAAATCAGACTCAGGTACAAAGCCCTTCTCTCTCATTACTCGTTCTTCTTCTCTCTTAGAACTGACCTTGCGACCTAATGCTGTAGAGAACTTGTTAGAAGAAAGACCTTCTCTCCAATCAACACCCCAAAGGGATGCAGTCTTTGCTGGCATAGAGATTAACTTCTTTAATGTGTTGCCACAGTTCTGGCATTCTTGTGGTTCATCGCAGCGACTTACTGGTAGGATTTTGTCTGTCCAATAGTTGCAGGTATTACATTCGTATTCGTATATTGGCATTTATATTACTCCGGTATTGGTAAAGGTATAGAACGCTGTGAACTAATAAGTTCTCCAGCCAAAGCCTCTGCTGTATTGGTAGGCTCACCTTCTACCAACTCTGCCCTTGTTCTAACAGAGCCTTCTTGTGGTTCTGGAACTTCAAGGAATGTATCAGGTAGCCCAAACTCTCTAATAACTTCCTCACGGATCTTATCAATGGGAACTTGCAACTGACTCAGCACAGGTAGAAGTTCTAACAACTGACGCTTCTTAAGTTCTTTTGATAGTGGGGTTGCTGCTTGGTCAAGAGCAAAGTATCTAAACTTGTGGTCCAGTGCATCTGCTGTAACATAGCGTGGTTTCTTTCCTACCATAATCACAGGCTTGTCATCTTCTTCCAAGGTATACACCATCATTCTGGTATAAATCTGTGCAATATCTTCAATGGCTTCATCACGCTCTCTTGCCATACGACCAATCTCTGATGCCGTGTATTGTGCTAGTGCAGTAACCTCTGTAGCAGTTGCCCTAGTTGCGATGCCCTTTGTGTTAGGGGAGATAATAGAACCTCTCTGAATGTCAGACTCAACCATTTGTAGGTATCTATCAAAGTTCGTAGACAAAGGCGTAACAGGTACTTCACGAATAATCCCATCAAGTGTTTCATTATCCACAGGAATAATAGCACCATCAACACCCGCTGTAATCTTAGCCAACGCTTCTTCATCCATCGCTCCTTCTTTCACAAGATACTGTCTGCTATCTCTACGGATAGCATTAGCCCAGAAGGTACGGATTATATTCTTTTCAAAAATCTGATCATAAACTCTTCCGAGTGTGGAGTATCCATCCATAGGCTTATCAGGAACACGGCTATAATAAAGACCAACAATAGGAACAAGTGGCTCGTTGTCATATGTCCTGAGAGGAATGGTTCTCTTTTCAAGTAGTCCTCCATCTTTCCAGTTAGGTGAGTAAACATAAAGCATATCATACATAAAGTCATAGAACTCTACAACCTCAATGTACTGGTATTCATCTGGGAGACTATTGGTTCTATCTACAACTGTGCCATCATAATCGTGGAAATAGTTTGGCTTACTTACAGGAGTGAAACGCTTGTTCCCATATTTTTCTTTTGCTTCTTGTAGTGGAATGTAATAGTGATGCCCACAGTATCTCTGCTCTTCCCATAGGTCAGCATCTCTATCTAAGATTACCTGCCAAGGTTCAAGTGCTCTAATACGAACACGCTGTAAAGGGTCCTCAGATACCGCAGGAGACATCTTAAAAAATGACATAGGGTAGATGAGGGCAAGACGACTTCCGTTCTCTAACGCCTTCCTGTTGCCTTCTAACCAACTATTCACAGAGGCTCTTGCTAACTCTACATTCTCTACCTCAGTCTTCATAGAGTCTACTTCAACTGCTGGTGACTTCTCAAAGAGAGAGGCAATGTAAGACTCTACAAAAGTATAAGCATCAGAAGTTTCTACTCTGATAGTGGACTGATCGTATTCCACATCCTCGAAGAAGCGTGTGAGATAGGCTGAACGCAACCGTCTCATATCTTCCTGCTTGTTGCCCCAAGTCTCCTTATGATCTTGTAGGCAGGTATGAATCAAACCTATTGTATCGGTATCAGTTCTAGCCATTGTAGTGCTCCACATAATCTAGCATATTCTTTATTGTCCTTTTGTTTTCCTGAAGCAATCCTAAAGCACGATTGCACTTACCACAGAGAAGAGCCCTTACCTGACCAGTTTCGTGATTGTGGTCAACATTAAGTTTACCTTTACATTCTGACTGGTGTGTGTGGCAGATAGCACAACAACCTTCTTGTTCTGCAAACATTCTATTGAAGTCTTCTAATGTAATGTTGTAGTTTCTTTTTAAGTCGTGGTTTCTAAAGTATTTACCTGCACATACCTTGCATCTAGAAACATGTGTCTTCTTACTATTCTTTCTATGATCACGATGGTATTCAGAAAGAGATTTCATTTCACCACACTTACTACATTTCTTCATCTGAGTTGTTCTCCGTTACACTGATAGTGTGCTTGTCAAGTTCTACATTTTCTATGTAAAGATGTGCTACTGATTGTGCGATAAATACAAAGCCATGCTTCTTGTTAGACCAAAGTAGAAAGTCTGGTTCTTGTTGTAGTTCCCAGAAGGGATTGTGTGGTGCATACTTGTAGTAGTCTTCTTCAGTTGCTGTACCACAAAAGATATATAAATCTCCTGATCTCTTATCTCGTACTAAGTTTCCATATGACATTTAGTTGTATCTCCTTTTGGTATGGAATGAGTGGGCTGCTGCCACTCGCTCTGCTCTTCTTGCTCTTACCCAATGTGGTAAGTCTAAGACCTTTGGTAAACTAACTTGCTTTAGACATTGCAGTGCAAGTGCCAAGGCTACTACTCGGTCTCCGTGTGTGGGTAGATTCTTTGGGTAATCAATCCTGCCCTTATCATTTAGATAGTATGCTCTCAACTCTGCGTGTGTAAGTGTATCTAGATTATTGATGACACCTTGCTTTAGTGCTTCCTTTAGTTCTTCAAACATTAGGAACTTAGTCTTTACATTTGTGTTCCAGTCTTTGTTGTTCTGAGGATTCTTCCATAGATTAGTGTAGCCTCTGTTTCTCATTTCATTTAGTAGTGCTGAACCTATTGAGTTCTCTTCTATCAAGATACGAGCCTCACCATATTCGTAGCCAATATGTTCTAACCTATCTGCTGTCTCAATAATACTTGTGGTGTTTGATGACCAGATAGCAACTGGTTCATAAGTTACTTTGTCCATTACTACTATGCAACTGGGGTCACCACCAGAACCACCACCAACATCTACGCCAATGGCGTATGCATTCTCTTTGCTGTAGTCTGCAAAGATATTAAAGTAATCGTCCTGTGGTTCAATGCTCAAGTTGTTTAGATAAGCAAAACATTCTGGACTAAAGTATGCTTGGCTATGTCCTGCGTATGCTTCATCAATAGTGGCAGGATATTCTCTGATGAACTTGTGGTAACCAAGTTGCTGTATCTTTGTTCTACGCCAATACAACTGAGGAAGATCTAAGTCATAATGTACTTGTGCTTCTTTCTCTTCATCAGTCCAAGACTTACAACTTCTATGATTGCTACGGTATTCTTCGTGCATTGTCCAAGGAAAGAAAAGTAGATGTAAGTTTGCCTCTCCTCTTTGTGCCTTCAAGATATCTACATGATGTGGATCACCAAAGACATTTGCAGTAGATTCCTGAAACAACCTACCATCATTTAGAGAAGCAATAGCAGTAGCCTTTAGTTCATCAGCATTAGGAGCGAAGGCATACTCTGATAGATGAATGTAGTTTGCTGAGAAAGAACGAAGACCTCCCTTGCCTTCAGCAGATACAGCGATAACCTCTGCACCAGAAGGAAGTCTCATACTTGTAGTGTTGCGAACTTCTAACTCACCTTTAAGTTGTGGAGGAAGATTGTCATAGAACCTGAACCACATCTCAAGTATGTGCTTTGATGAAGCCAACTTGTGTGAAAGGATAGCGACAGTGATAGGCTCCTCTGAAGTAAACCATAACCAAAAGAGATATGCGGATACTAATGTAGAGGAACCTATCTGTCTTGCCTTTAGGATAATCATATGTTCGTCCATAGTAGTAAAGGCTTTGAGCATTTCCTCTTGCTCTGCATTTAACTTGAAGCGGACCAACTTACCCTTTTTATTTTTAATCTTTAATCTCGGGATAAAGAGGAACGGGTCAGCAAGTATCTTGCGTAACTTCTTTTGCATAGTTTTTGGATTAGATAACTTGCGACCCATAATGATTACGCTACCTCTTCAATCATATCTTGTAGTGTGTGAACACCATCTAACTCGGCTTCTAATGTAGCCTGCTTGAGAGCGTCATAGAAGTTCTGTGCATCCTCTTGTGTATCAAATGTACCCTGATAGATGGAACGGAACCATACTTGATAGCGCATTCCTTTTGTCTTAGAAGGGCGTGCTTGCCAGCCTTTGTAGTCAGATATGTTGAGGCGGTTGATTGAACGAGATACAATCCTAAGATTGGATAATGCATTATTATGTTTATCTTCATCAATATGATCAAGGTGTTCGTCAGCAGTTAAAGCACGACCAGCACAGCATTCTGCAATAAATCTATGTGCTGTGAAAAACTTATATTTATTCTTTCCCAAGTGAACCTTGAAAGATTTGTAGCCATTTTGATTGTGGACTAACTTCTTGACTTTCATCTTTTGTTCACCAGACTTGAGTGTTCTGATCTTAATAACGGTTTTGGTATCGGTATTGTAGTAATGGTCAGTGTATGTGGGGTGTTGTAAAAGCATATTAATCTCCTTTATGTTTAATGCTATTCGTCTAGCCATTCTTTTAGTTTGGCTATCTTTAGTTCTGAAGCCGAGTCAGTAGGCTTCTTTGTTTTGCTCTCGATAAGAGCAAGTTGTTGGATTGCAAACTTCATCATCTGCTCTCCGTGTCTTGGTTCTAAGTTACATTCTAAATCTTCAAAGCAGTCTTGTACTAACTGCCACAGTAGGAACTGTATGTTCTTTGTCTTAACTGCTTTGCGTATGTTCTTTTGTCTGATAGTTAAATGTCCCTTACCGTTCTTGTATGCCATTGGTTACTCCTTGTTAATCTTCTTTATTTTATTATGTGTTCTCAGATGTAAGTTCATTTCTACTTTGTGATGGATTGGTTTTTGGGTAGGAAGGTTATAGGTTTCAAGGTGGGGGCGAAGTTCTGATAGGGCTTTATGGTAAACCTTGTTAGCCCATTGTCTACTGCAACCAAGGTAGTCTGCTATCTCTTGGAATGTTTTACCTTGACCTAAGTACATGTCCACTACTTCCGCTGCTTCTTCTGGTAGATACTGATT